ACAATAGGACATGGATTAGGAGTAGCTCCAAAGATGATTATTGTTAAAAATTTAACTGATGCAAGAAGTTGGGGAGTTTTTCATGATAGTTTAGGTGCAACACAAGGAATTGATTTAGATGGAACAGGAACTGCAGGTTCAGCTGCAACTTATTGGAATAACACAGCACCAACAAATTCTGTTTTTAGTATAGGCACTGCTAATAATACAGGTGCAGCTCAAACTTATGTAGCTTACTGTTTTGCCGAGATAAAGGGATTTTCAAAATTTGGAATGTACAAAGGGAACAATAATGCTGACGGACCTTTTATTTACTGTGGATTTAACCCTGCTTTTATTATGATTAAAAGAACTAATTCATCAGCTAGTTGGGTTATAATTGATAATCAAAGAAGTAATCCTTTTAACCCACAAGATAGACTTTTATTTCCAAATACTGATGCTGTTGAAGATGGTGCAGGAGAAACTTATAATTGGGATTTTTATGGAAATGGAGTTAAACTTAGAACTACGTCAGGTAGTTATGGTAATGGTAGTGGTGATTCATACATCTATATGGCTTTTGCAGAAAAACCTTTAGTATCATCAAATAACGTTCCAACAACAGCAGGATAATAATGAGTGAAGTAAAAGTAAATAAAGTAACACCGAGATCAGGCACAACAGTACAAGTTGGCGAAGCTGGAGACACGGTTAATTTATCTACGGCTACTGTATCTTTACCAAACTCAACTGTAACAAGTGATCAATTAGTTGGATCTGTTGCAAATGCAAAACTTGCAAACTCAGCTATTACAATTAATGGTTCTGCAGTTTCTCTTGGAGGATCTGTAACTATAGGCGAAACTAAACCTACAGTGACAGGCGTATCACCAAGCACGATAACTAATGACGCTACAAATATTACAATAACAGGAACTAACTTTGTTACTGGAGCCAGTGTAGAAATAGTATCTACAACAGGCGCTATCATAGTTCCTAGTACAGTTTCTTATACTAA